GAAAACCCTTTTCGTCTTGCAATCGTTGGACATGGATTTGTCGGCAAGGCAGTTGAGTATGCCTTTACGCATCCTCTAGTTGACCTTCACGTTGCAGATCCAAAGTATGACACGACTGTTGACGATCTACTAGAAGTAAACCCGCAATGCGTTTTTATCTGCGCTCCGACTCCTATGAATCCAGAGACTGGATTTGTTGATGCTTCGATTGTTGAAGATGCTGTATTGAAATTGATTGAACATACAGATGCGTTGGTTGTGATTAAATCAACCATTACTCCTGATGTTGTTGATCGTCTTTATAACTCTATGTTTGAGGACGGCATTGATCGATTTGTCTACAACCCTGAATTTTTGACCGAAAAGAATGCAGAAGAGCAATTTGTAAACGCTGAGTATCATGTTATTGGCGGAACTGAACGAGCAACTTCTGAATTGATTGAAATCTATGATGTCTTCAGTCTCTGTAAGTCTAATGAATACTTCCGAATGAGTGCTTGTGAAGCATCCTTTGTTAAGTATGGAGTAAACACTTTCCTTGCAACTAAGGTCACATTCTTCAATCAACTCTTTGACCTTGTAAATGCATACCAGTGCAGTTATAATATTGTCTCTCGAGCAATTGGTCGCGATCCTCGAATTGGCATCGGACATACTCGCGTTCCTGGTTATGATCGTAAGCGAGGGTTTGGTGGTGCCTGCTTCCCGAAAGATATTCAAGCATTCTTGAAGTTTTCGGAAGAACGCAAAGATGATGGAACACTTGTTTGTTTTGATCTTCTTAGGGATGTGATCAACATCAATAACAACTATCGTAAAATGTATGAAGTTGATGACCGAGAGAAGGTTAATAATATTTCTTTTGAACCGATTGGTGATGCTGAGAAGTTGCCTTTTGAGATTAAATCAGTTAAAATTGTAGATGAAGCTGAACTTGCGCAACTAGTGGAAGATGGAGAAATTGTTAATGAGTCTAATGGACAAACTGAAGAAGAACAGCAAAGTAAAAACGACGGAAATTCTGTCGGAGAGTAAATTCTTCAACGAAAAAGATATGGTTCCGACAGATGTGCCAATGGTGAATGTGGCGCTCTCAGGAAGTGTTGAAGGTGGAGTCACGCCAGGACTTACTGTCCTGGCTGGTCCTTCCAAACATTTTAAAACGTCATTTGCTTTGCTTATGGCAAGTGCATATCTAAAGGCAAAAGAAGATGCGGTACTTTTATTTTACGATTCTGAATTCGGTTCACCCCAATCTTATTTCCAACAGTTTGGTATTGATACTTCTCGTGTTCTTCATACTCCTGTCACGAATGTAGAAGAATTAAAGTTTGATTTGATAAGTCAACTTGAAGAATTAAGTCGAGAAGAGGATGTTATTGTTGTTATTGATTCTATTGGAAATCTTGCATCTAAAAAAGAACTTGAAGACGCCATTAATGAAAAGTCTGTTGCGGATATGTCTCGTGCCAAGGCACTCAAAGGATTGTTCCGTATGGCAACTCCTTATCTTGCAATGAAGAACATTCCGATGCTAGCAGTCAACCATACCTACAAAGAAATTGGTATGTTCCCGAAAGATATTGTCGGCGGTGGTACTGGAATTTATTATTCGGCTGATAACATCTGGATTTTGGGTCGTCAACAAGACAAAGTCGGAACTGAGATCAAAGGTTATCATTTCGTGATCAATGTGGAGAAATCTCGTTATGTTAAAGAGAAATCTAAAATTCCTATTTCAGTTTCTTGGGAGGGCGGTGTGCAGCGTTTTAGTGGGCTTTTGGACGTTGCTCTTGCTGGTAATTATGTTGCTAAGCCTTCTGTTGGTTGGTACCAGCGAGTTGATACGAGTACTGGGGAACTGGTCGGACCTAAAGTTCGTCAAGCAGATACCCTGGATGAAGGATTCTGGCGACCGATTCTCGAAGGGTCCGACTTTCCGGAATTTATAAAGAAGCAGTTTCAGATTGGACTGCCCACACAAGTCGATCCTGATTCTATTGTAGAGCAAGAAAATGCCTAACTTGATTGACATTGAAAAATTATCAGAAAACGTGGACTACGAGTTAGTCCCCGTTGATAATGTTGATAACGAGCAAGCTTGGGATGTTCGTATTCTGACAGGAGATTTTGTTGAAACTAAACTCCGGTTTGGCAATATCTCTTTTGATGGAAAAAGAGATTGCTTGACTTTCAACTTTACTATAGTATACTCTCCTGATCCAGAATTAACTGTCGAGTCTGTAGAACTCCAAGAATATGCAGGAAAGATTCTTGAAGATATATTAGAAAAAGCAGTTAATGAAGGATGGGCTGTGTTAAAGGACAAAAAAGAAAATGGAAATCAATCTAGAGCAAACGATTCTTCGGAATCTACTGACGAATGATGAGTATGCTAGAAAGGTTGCTGCATTTTTAACTCCAGACTACTTTCAAGGAGTCTATCAAAATCTCTTCAAAGAGTTTACTAAATTCATTGCCAAGTATAACAAACTTCCTTCTCAGGAAGCATTCAAGATCGAGATTGATGAAGGTGACCGCCTCAACGAAGAACAGTATCGCCATGCGATGGAGATTCTTCCCAACATCTTCACTCCTGAGAAAGAAAACCTTGACTGGTTGATTGACCGTACTGAAAAATGGTGTCAAGACCGTGCAGTTTATAATGCTGTCATGGAGTCAATTACTGTCATTGATGGTAAACACCAAACTCTGACTAAGAACGCAATTCCTGATATTCTCAGCAAAGCACTCAGTGTCTCTTTTGACACAAACATTGGTCATGACTACCTCGAGAATGTTGACAAGCGATACGATTTCTACCACGAGCACGAAGAACGCATTCCCTTCGACCTTGACTACTTCAATCAGATCACGAAGGGTGGTCTTCCGAATAAGACGTTGAATATCGCTCTTGCTGGTACAGGTGTGGGCAAGTCTCTCTTTATGTGTCATTGTGCTGGAGCTGCTCTCTCGCAAGGCAAGAACGTCCTTTACATCACTATGGAGATGTCAGAGGAGCGTATTGCAGAGAGGATTGACGCAAACTTATTGAATGTTGCGATCGATCAGTTGGAGAATCTATCCAAGGATATGTTCCAAGACCGTGTTGCAGATATTGCTCGTCGGACTCAGGGTAAATTGATCATCAAGGAGTATCCCACCGGTCAGGCAAATACGAGTCACTTTCGTGCACTCCTGAATGAACTCAAACTTAAAAAGAATTTTGTGCCTGATATTATTTACATTGACTACCTCAACATTTGTGCATCATCCCGGATGAAAGGGATGGGTGGAGCAATCAACTCTTATTCCTACATCAAGAGCATTGCTGAAGAGATTCGTGGTCTGGCAGTCGAGTTTGACGTACCGATTGTCTCTGCGACCCAGACGACTCGATCTGGTTACAGCAACGATGATGTTGGACTTGAGGATACCTCCGAGTCCTTTGGTTTGCCTGCCACTGCTGACCTGATGTTTGCTTTAATCAGTAATCCAGAATTAAATTCACAAGGAAAAATACTTGTCAAGCAGCTGAAAAACAGGTATAATGACCCAACTTCGAATCAAAGGTTCGTCGTTGGTGTTGATCGCTCTAAGATGCGTCTCTATGATGTTGACCAGAGCAGTAGCGTTCCTGGGGACGATGTTCCGGTGTTTGATAACACTGATACTGGGCGTAAAATGTCTAATGATAAATTTCGGAACTTTAAATTATGACAGATATTCAACACACATTACTCGCTTTGGTTTGCCTTGGCGCTGTATATATTTGGGGCAGATTCACAGGAATTAAAGCAGGAATCATAGCAACTGTTGAATACTTTGAATCTCAAGGAATTTTAAAAACTGTAGAAAAGGATGATGAAGATGAGTGAAGTAAACTTGATTGCATTAAGCAAACCCAGTGCAATCACTGACTGTCATACCGCAGAACAACTGGTTGCCTATGCTGCACGTGTGAGTAATCCTACGAATCAGAATAATACCAAGACTGCACCCAAGTTGCTGAAGTATCTGATTCGTGAGAACCACTGGTCTCCCTTTGAAATGGTTCATCTTACCATGGAGATTACTACGACTCGGGATATCTCTCGGCAGATCATTCGCCATCGTTCGTTCTCTTTCCAAGAGTTTTCTCAGCGTTATGCTGTCTCTGAGAACTTTGAGAATCGTGAAGCACGACTTCAGGATCAAAAGAATCGTCAAAACTCTATTGAGTCCGATGATCCCGGTCTTGCTACAGAATGGCGTGAGGTTCAGAGTGACCTAATTGACCATGCCAAGAATGCTTATTCCTGGGCACTTGGTAAAGGAATTGCCAAAGAGCAAGCACGAGCAGTTTTGCCGGAAGGTAACACGGTGACTACGCTCTACATGGCAGGTTCGCTACGCTCTTGGATTCACTATTGTGATCTGCGTATGGCAAACGGTACTCAGAAAGAGCATATGGAAATTGCTAAGAAGTGCTGGGATATTATCACTGGACATTTCCCCTCTGTCGCAGAGGCACTCAATGACTGAGGTAGTTATTCGCAATGAAGAACTCCTGGAGACACTCAATGGATTTGTCCAAGAGTTTTATGAAAGGGGTGGAAACAAGAGAGAAGACTTCTGGGTTTATGATGAACCAACTGAAGGTTACTACTACACTTCAGAAGAATATCTTCGTGATAGCATCCGTCGTTGGGAAGAGACTGGATATCTAATTGGTCCTCCAGAAAAACATTTTGCTCAACCAATTGCAAAAATGGTGAGAGTTGACCCTACTTGGGAAGACTACATGCAAAAAGTAAAGTATGATTTCGCGTCAGAACTTGGCGCGCATACTTCTGCTCTACTTTCTTTTTATCCTCCTTCCGGATATGTTGGTTGGCACACTAACTGGGATGCGAATGCTTATCAAGTACTGTTTACTTGGAGCATGAATGGAGATGGATACTTTCGATATTATGATAAGTCTAACGACAAAATAGTGACGATACCTGATGTTCCAGGGTGGCAATGTCGTCACTATTACTTTGGTGCTAATGAAGAATCGGAGCATCACTGCTGGCATGCAGCTTATGCTGGTTGCGATAGACTAACTCTGGCATATAAATTTGTCAACGGAACAAAGGCGAATACTGAAAAAGATAAACAGGCAGTGATTCTTAGAGATATGTTAATTGAGGAGATTGAAACACCATGACTCTAACCCCTGAAGATAAGAAGAAGTTGGAGAAGGCAATTCAAGAGATGTCTAATTCCATGACTCGTATTGATGCTGAGAAAGACCTAATCAAAGATATTATTCAAGAGACGCATGATTCCCTTGGCGTTGAAAAGAAGTATATTCGCAAGCTCGCTACAATCTGGCACAAGCAAAACGTAAACGAAGTGAAAACTGAGACCGATGAGATTATGGAACTTTATGAGGAGTTGTTTGAATAGCATGAATAAGTATAATGAAGAAGCGAATATTCGTGCATTAGAGGAATATGTACTCTCTACATATAATCAACATTATTCAAAGGGTAATTTTCAAGCCACCGAGTTTATCATTGATGGTGGTCACGGTATAGGTTTCTGCATAGGCAACATCATGAAGTATGCTCAACGCTATGGCAAGAAAAACGGATATAACCGAGCAGATCTAATGAAGGTTCTTCACTATGGTTTGATCGCGCTCTATGTTCACGACCTAGAACATTCAGAGGAATAATGCTTTTAACGAACGGATGCAGTTTTGTTTTTGGGGATGAGTTGGAGGGTTGTTTTGAAACCCCTCCTGCTCATCATCATCACACATTTAGCGTGAAATTGGCAAAGAAATTAAACATGCCTTTGACTAATCTCTCTACTTGTGGTGCTTGTAATATGAAAATCTTCAGAGACACTGTCGATTATCTGATGACAAACCCAAAACCAGAGTATGTTGTTATACTCTGGTCTGCTTGGCAAAGATTTGAGGTGGCAGAAAATTTGACAGTCGAAGAAGAAGATGCATTAAAGATTCAGCGTTGGCAATGCATGAGTCAAATTTCTCCCAGCAGAGTACAATGCGTTCGACCAGAAAAACAACCTGCACTTAACTTATATTATGATGTTGTGCATCAATCTAGAGGCGACTTGCTGCATGGTTTGAGTCTCATGAAAGCAATGCAACTAATCTGTGACTCGATGGGAATTAAACTTCTACAGGGAGCCTTTCATAAAAGGATGTGGCATAATGTTCTCGCTACGATTAATGAAAATAGCAGGAGAAAGCACTGGGGTGATTTAATTGATTATGTGAAAGACTCTTTGAGTGTATTAAGAACTGAATGTAAAATTGGACTTGGACACTATATCGACATGTTTTCTCTTGCTGAAATGAAGTATACAGTCAAAGAATACGGTCATCCAGACGAAGACACTAACACAGAGTATGCTGAAATTCTTTATGACATTATTCAGGATAAATTTGGCAAAAAAGAATAATATAATTCTAAAAAAATATAGAAAATAGAACCTTTTTTTCGTCTATTCTGTATAGATATTAACGCAAAAAACGTCACTTTTAGTAACGTTTTAGTGAAATCCCCCATAAAAAAATAATTTTGGAGAATTTTTCAAATGAAAAATCTAGTCGCGTTCGTCTGCCTTTTTGCTTCTGCTGGTGCTCTTGCTGTCACTGATTCTTATGTTGCTCGTCTCAATGAGCAAGGTGAATACTGCGCTAAAGTAAATGTTGGCATTATCACTCCCTACTTCAAGACCAAGTGCTTCACACTTGAAGAGTGGAAAGAGAACGGTTTCACTGTCGAAGTCCAATAAGAGGTTGAGATCAAATTAAAAATGGCACAAACTTTTAAAGTTTACATTCCGCTGCTTGTCATTGCTGCTCTGTCAGTCTTTGGTCTGTTTGCACCTGTCATCTACAG